TAATTGCTCCAGCAAAATTTGAAAATTCTTGGGTATTTGCAAATCTTATACCTAACATTGCCCACTCTTTTACAGTCAAAGTTGGATCTTTCACAATCTTTCCATTTAAGTAAAATGCTATTCCATTTTCTAGCTCTCCCCTGGAATTAATAGCATAAACCTTTGCACGTTTTCCAGATGGGTGATTTGCAACAGCGTATACCCTAATATAAGAATTTCTACTTTGAATTTCAAATAGCTGCATTGCTCCATATGGGAAAAAGTCTTCATCAAATCTTAATGCCATCTGCATTGCTATAACTTTAAAATTATCTGATTTTGAATTATTCAGTGGTATGGAAATACCCCTGTTTACTAGTGGATCATATCCGCCCCTTATGGTTATCCCACTATTTCTAGTCAAGTATAGATAAGGTGTGCTTCCCTTATAAATAGAAAATGGATTTTGTTTTTTATATGTAAGATAAAAACCATCTTTTCTATATGGATAAATATCATTACCAAATCTAGTTCCAATAGCTGTTGGCATTGTGTCAGAAAGTGCCATTGAAGCATATTCTAACGATTTAATAGATATTGGAGTATTTCTAATATTTCTGGACGACATTTCAATGTGAGTAACAATGGCAAGGTCGTCAAAAGATATTGATTGTGGTGGATAAATTATCATATTATCAACTACCTCATATCTTGTATTTATCCAATTTGATCCAGGAACAATAATTCCATCTTTAGGTGCAAGCTCTGTATTGGTAAATGTAGACAATGAATTATTTGCACCGTTTTCAAGCAACTGAAATGTTATATATGTTTTTACTATAGAATTTGATGTGTCATATTTATATGTGCTTACCGACTTATTTTTTAAATCTTCATAGTTTTGAAAACCAGTGAAAAGTTGATTATCTAAAGAATCATAGGCTCTTTGTATCGGATTGGCGTATTCGGACTGTAGCTCTCCGTATGTCCAAGACCCCTCTTGCGTTTCCTGAACAAAAATAGATGGGGCTGGATAATTAATATTAAACTGTATAAAGTCTAGATCAAGTCTTGAGTCTCCTCGTGAGTCTATAGACTCTTTAGCAAAAAATGATAATGGAATTTGATCTTGCCAAGATGAGTCTGCCTCAATCAATATATTAAATCCAGATAAGTCTGCTCCTGCAACTATTCCATAACTGGGTACATGGTTTTCTAAAACAGAATATGAGTATTGTCCAAGAGTTCCTCCATCATATAGAAATTCAAAAATAGCAGACTCTTGAACGTCTTCTCCAGCATCTGCCGTATTTGTATATAGCTCAGAGCCATCAATAAATGTGTCAACAAAACTTAGGCCATCGGCAGCAAAAATAGAAGAAACTTTAGATAAATTTTTTGATGAACAAAAGCCAATCTCATATATATTCCCCAAGAATGTATTTGATAGATTTTTTGTTGAACCAACATAAATAGACATTATAGTTAATTTTCCAAAAAAGTCTGCAATTTTTTCTCCATAGTAATTAGAAAACTTTTGCAAATCTATTCCAATAACTGTTTTTTCTCCAACTCCATTTAAGTATTGTCTAGATTTTGATAGTAGTGTCGAATAGCTTCCATTTTCCCATAATTTGTAATTAATACCATCATTATCTAAAGTTATTTCAAAAATACTTCCAGTTGCCCTATTTTCAATCGCAATTAGTGTTTGCTCTGTTGTAGGCGTTGATATTTCTTTACAAATAATGTAAAAAGCTTTTAGCTGTTCGCCAACAAGACTAAAATTTTCAAAAAATAATTGACCATTAGTTGAGTTCCAATTATTGTTTGGTCTAAATTTAATAAAAACTTCTGGAAGCTCATTTTGAGCATCCCATAGATCAGTTAACCATTCAGTGTTTGTTTTGTTGTTAAATTTGGCCTCTGGTACAGGATATTGTGGAAATTCAATAGCATTACCATTAATAATCAAATTATCATATGCACCCTGATTCCATTTTCCCAATGACGGATATTGGTAATTTTTAGCATACTTTGAAAATGGATAATCAATAAAAATAGAGCTTCCGCTGTAAGCATTATTAATGTTTTCTGGAAACTCAACACCCTGGCCATAAATAAATCTTCTTTTAGCAACCTGAAGTGGAACCCTATACCCATAAATGGCAACACCATCAACTTCAATAGGAGACACATCTTCATATGACCAAAAACCTAACCAATCATTGTCTACATTAATAGTATTAATTATTTGATTTTTTTCTGGAAAGCTTATATTGTCTATATTTATAAAGACTTCTCCGACCTGCTCTCCATTAATAAATAAGCTTACAGAAGATGTTGAATATCTTATCTGTATCAACATTGGCCTATACCATTCGCCAACATAATGCCTAATTATGTAGTCTCCGACCTTTAATATTAGCATTGGTCCCTGCACATAGATTCCGTCAGTGCCGTGAATATTTCCAAAAATTTTTCTTGCAATTGTAGTAGAATTAGAATTAATTTTTGCCCAAAACTCAAAAGTGTACTCTTTATATTTGCCAGAATTATTTAAAAATCCTTGTCCAGGAATTAATAAAGACGGTATGAGCAAATTATTTTGCTGGATGATTGTGCTATTCGATGCCCCAAATACCATTGGTATACTAGAGTTTTTGACAGCTAAGGCATTATCAACAACCAGATAATATCCACTAAGGTTTTGTAGGCCATAGGCCTTTGCCTCAATTCCTACTAGATCTGCCATTGCCAATATATTAGATGGAATATCCACTGTTGATACACCCAGAGATGAAGCGTTAAACTCTTCTGACCACTGACCAAAAGAAATACCATTAACTAAAAAGCTATAATTAGATAACGTATCTCCTGTAAAAAATTTAGCCTTGATTACAATTCTTGCAGAAACATTATCTCCTGGCTTAGTAAAGGTTTCTGATAAAAATATCCATCTATCTGAAGCTTCTGTTGAGTAAAACTTTGTCTTTTCTACAAGCTCTCCAGTTGACTCATCAAAATATTGATATCCAATTTCAAATCCTGAGATATAAGAGCTATTGCTATATAAAAATGTACCAATAGCAAAAGTAGAAAGCTCTTCATTAAGATCATTAAAATTAACTATATTTGGGCTGACTGCAGAAATATAAAAAGAGTCTCCAGCAGATGATAATGCAGAAACCTTAGAGACATAGCTATTAGGAAATGGCTCGTCTAATATAGAAGTAATATTTTCTGCAGTTCCGTTATCTATAGTCCATAAACTCAAATCTCTATTTGTCTCAGATATGAGGGATATATAGTCTGCTTTATCGTCAAGAGGCCAAAAGGCTATTGGATGCTCAGAAAAGATCTTTTCAGCATATAGACTAGATGGAGTAGACATAAATCACCATGTATAGTTTATCACATCAAGCTATGACAAGTGCCAAAATGCTGGGGACATATATTTTACACCATGCAATATTGGCAATGATTCATGATAAAACGGTGCAATCGAAGGGAAAAATATAATGCTTCCAGAGGAAGGTTTAATTTTAACCCCCTGTTCGGGAAAATTTATTTCTCCACCAGAATAGCTATCATTAAGATACAAAACAGCAGAAATATGCTCAGTTGTTGGGGTTGGGCCTGAATCTGTGTGTGGCCCCATATATGCATTTAAAAAATATTTACTAATACTTATTGGCATTTTTTTACCAACTGGAATGTTTAAAAAATTTGCATATTCTTCGGCATACTCGTTCATGGTTTTATCTAATAAAAAATATAACATTTTTATAGTTTCATTTGCATTATTTATAGCATCTGGATTAGTGCTTTTTTTCATGCCAAAAAAATGCTCTCCATTACTTGCATGCCATGGCTTCCAGCTAGAAATTAAATCGTTCTCTCTAAGCGAGTCATTTGTTTCTTCAATTAAATATATGATATTTTCGGTATTTTTAATAACATTTTCAAAATAAAATATTTTTTCAGCAAATATAGTTGGTTTTTTATTCATTATGCAAATTTATTACCTTTCGACCACTCTTCTTTTTGTTTTGCCTGAAATTCTCTAACTTTCTTAATTTCATCTTCCCATTCTAGCTGTCTCTCATCTGAGTATTCTGCCTCTTCAAAGTCCCAAAAGGAAACCATAGTATATCTGGTTCCTTTAGTAATTTCACTTACACCATGTATATTTTCTACACCACCAGGAAAAACTATGAGAGAGTATGCTGGTGGCTTAAACTCTATATTATGATCTGGGAAATATAAATTTCCTCCTTCATAATTATCATTTAAGTATAAAATTGCTACATATTTATTAATTTCAAAAGCATTTGGATTACCATCAAAATCAGAATTATCTGAGTGAGGATTTGCAAAACCGCCCACATCCCATTTTTGTGCATGTGATGTATTTGCTTTTACCTTTCTTTCAAATACAAGCTCTACGGCCTCTTTAAATTTTTCTCTTAAATCATTAAAAAATGATAGTGATAATCCAAAATTATTTAATTGTGGATCATTAGACATTAAGCCCATTCCAGAAGATCCATAAAAAGCAATATCGCCCCACTTTTCTGCCATTGATTCAAAATATGCAATCATTTTTGGGGAGGCTTCTTTAGAAATAAAATTTGGGATATCGACTATTTTATTATGCGTTATGCCTAAAAGTCCTTTATCATTTGGCTCATTTTTAAAATAATTAAATAATGATGGATCTATTTTTTCAATTATCATATTGCACAACTCCTTTTAAATTTTGTATCTTCATGAGTTTTCCGACCTTCAGCAACACGCTCTTCTTCCATAGCTAGCCAAGTTTCTGCTCCATATTTTAAAAGATTCGCATGCCAAGACTCTGATCCAGAGTATTGTTTTACATAAAAACATCTTATTAAGTACTTAGTTCCATAAGACATCCCTTTTACTGCATGCAAGTATTTTCCATTTTCACTAAAGTAATCTGGGTGTCCAGATGGAAAAACAAGAACATCTCCAGCTTTTGGCTTATAGATCAACTCTTCTTCTATTGCAGCTGAGCTATCTCCAGAATTATTTACAAGAAATGCAATTTCTCCACCATCATAATCATCATTTAAATACATTGTGCATGTAAGTAAAAATTTTTGTCCAGGTTCTTCAGCACGAAGCTGTATAAAATCAGTATGGTGAATCATTAGGTTATTATCTTTGTTCTGTGGCTGTCCTGCTTCTGGAACAATATATCTTGAATAAGAAGGTCCATGAATGTGCCACTCTGGCTCTTTTTTGTAGCCATAATCATTTAACCAATGGTCTGTTGCAGCATAAAACGCATGATAAACTTCTTTATTTACTATTTGTTCTTCTTGGTACGAGTTTTTATTTTTTTCAGTAAGCTCTGGTCCGCCCTCTTCTGGCCCTCTTCCAAGCAAATAAATATATTTACCAAATGAACCCCATTTTTGCCAATCATGAAATAATGCACTTGATTCTGGATCTTCTTCAGCTTTTCTTAATAGTTTTACTGCTAACGATGAGTTTGGCAAAAGACCACGATATACATTAATCTTATCATGAAGTTTTATAACCTCAATCTCTGTATTTTCATTATTTATAATTGTAGAAAATTTAGTCAATCTCTAGCCCTTTAGTTCTTTGATTGTCCAAAAAAATGGACATGTATACCTAATTCCAGAAATAATTTCAGTTATTCCATGAATATAGTTTTTGTCTCCTGGGAAAAAATAAACTGCTCCACGCTTTGGTTTAAACTTAATATTTTGATTTGGGAAATATAGTTCTCCACCATCATAATCATCATTTAAATACATAATTGTTGCTAAGTCATACCAAGGGAAATCATTTGGCTTGCCAGCATCGCTTCCTTCATGTAATTCTTTATCTGCATGGGGCATTTGAAAATTTCCTGGCAGCCAACGGACCATTGCTGGGCTAGTTGGAAAACAATCAACATTAAAAAAATCATCAATATGTGGCTTCAATCTTTTAACAATTAATTCAATAATTTCAGTTATTTCTGGATCTGTCTTTGATATTGTTGGATAAGTAGCTACTCTGCCATCCCAGTAACTAGCATCATAAATAATTGTGCCCTCTTCATTGCGATGAGTTTCTGTAACATCCCAATGCTTGTTATTTCTAATAAAGTTATTTAGTCTGTCTAGCTCTTCTTCAGAAATAAAATTTTCTATTTCTCCAATCATTTTGGCATCGCTACCAAAATATCCTGATGGAGTTATAGATTTTGGAGTATCTTTCCAGTTATTTGCATATTCTTGTTCTTGCATAACAATATTATACCATAGGTATTTTTATTCATATTTACGCCTAGACCAGACATATTTTTGATAAATACCCCCATTAGGTTTTCTATATTTATTGCTATTTTTGTTATTTTTTTCAAATAAAATATTTGGATCTTCTATTATAATTTCGGATTGCCAATTTTCACGTTTAAATGGAATTATTTGAGCATATGGGGTTCCAGCGGGAAGAATTCCAGTCCAATTTTTTGAAATAAAAAATGGCATTGTTCCTGGAAGTGATACACTATCATTATCAATAATTCCACTTGTTGTGATAAATGGAAGTTCAAATCTGTTGTATGGCTGAGAATATATAGCACTGTATCCTTTTGGAAGTTCTACCGCCCAATCTGCCCACCATGCAAAATGATGCTCATGATACCCCATTGGAGCAATAAACTGTGGCATTGGAGATCTAACATGAAGAAAATCTTGATATTGACTATCTAAAACTTTTCCAGAAATAATTCCAGCATCATTTATATAAAATTCGATGTCGCATGGGGTTTTATATATATAGCCAGTGCTCATTATGTCATATAGTGCTGGACAAGCTTTCCATGTAACAAATTTTCCACCATCTGGTCCAATCCATGGCTGACCATTTGGCATTAGTGCATACCTATCTGCATCTTTATACCAATCTGGAATATTTCTAATAATTGGAGTTGGCTTTGACTTGCTATTTTCATTAAGCCAGGATCTATTTGATACAAATTTAATTATTTTTTTCATAATTTACTCTTAAAATAATTTTTTTTGTTTCATGATTGCCGACAGAATGCCCCAAATGGTCTACTGCATCTCTATAAAAATTTGTCCAAATACCATTTTTATTCATTTCTTTTGCTATCTCTCCTCTTTCAAAAAGATATTGATCATAGTTATCTGGATATTCTGGTGAGCCATTAATTACTGTTACCTCATGTGTTTGCAATTGTTCTAATGATATTGGCAAAATAGCGGCAATTGGTGTGTGTGCTGGAATAGTTATTTCTACGTTTGGAAGAGTTATCATCCAAGCTACTGGAATTTCAGTTGCTAAAACAGAATTTGTTATAAGAGTAGTTATACACTGAGTACCAGCAATAAATTGGTTTGGAACTGGCATGGTTAAAAGAGTAATGTTTTCTTTTGGATCAAAAGTTATTCCAGTATTAAAGCTTATGGTTCTATTTCCTCTATTTGGATGAGCATATTTATTTCCTTTTAAAATTTTAACGTGAAAATCTGAAGAGTCATTTATTCCATCCCATATAAATACAATATCTTCTGGATAAGAAAATGTCCATCCAAGTCTATTTGCTAAAGACATTGGAAAACAATTATATGCATGTCTATCAAAAGTAGCTTCCATCCAGTCTCGTTTTATAGGTAATTGATCAAACTTGACAGAACTATTACTATTTACATAAACTTTTATATTTCTCAAATTTTTTAATCACCAGTCTCCTGATATAGCTCTGGTCTGTGGTATTTTTCTGAATAGTCTAGCATTGTAACAATTGAATACTTGGTTCCAGAGGTTACTGGCATTGCACGGTGTGGATACATATAGTTAGATGGAAATATAAAAAGATCTCCAGCTCTTGGTTTAATATTCAAATTCTGTAACCTAAAGTAAAGCTCTCCTCCTTCATAGTCATCATTTGGATATGCCACTAAAGAAACAACACAATTATAAGAATATCCATTATCATGGTGTTCTTGGAAATGTTGCCCTGGACCATATTTTATAAAATTCATAGCTTCCCAATAACGCAATTCCCCTATGTTATGAGTTTTTGCATAATGCTTTACTGCTTGTAACTGCCTATAATAGGCATCATCCCACAACTTTTGCAATTTTAAAGATGCTGCTGATGTGTCATGAAGAATGTCTGTTTTTTTATATTTAAAATCATAGCAGTCCCTATACTCTGGTATTTTCATTTGATATCCAACGTATGCCTCTGCATAGTTGTAATCGTTTGATGGATCTAGAATAACGTCTTCTAATCTTTTAATGATGTTCATTTCTTTTGGAAGAACATCTCTATAGACAAATATTCCATGTCCCAGGTCTTCTACAGATGACCATGTCTGCTCTTCTATCTTATAATATTCTCTAATTCTATTATGAATATCGTTTTCTTCCATTTTTCTCCTAATAGGTTATTTTATTAAAATCTTCATCTCTGTATGCATAGTAACGCAATCCACCACGATCATTGTAGTCAGTCATAACTACTACAGAATATTTTGTTCCAGAAATCATATCATTAGATGCATGCTCATAAATATACGTAGATGGAAAAATTATAACATCTCCAGTTTTAGGTTTAATAGTTAAATCAAATCTTGGAAAATAAATCTCTCCACCCTCATAATTACTATTTAAGTAAGCAACAATTGATACTGTGGCAACATAGGCTGGACCATGATCGGCATGAATTTTAAAATGAGTTCCTGCACCATCATATTTAACAAAATTAAAAGCTTCAAAATATTGAATACCAACGCCCCAATATCCACCATAATCATCTGTCAGAGGTTTTATTTTATTAAAAGTTTTTTGATGAATATCATAAAGTTCTTTATTAGCCTCATTTTTAGGGCCCAAATTTTTACTGCTTATTTTAAAGTCAAGACACTTTCTAGCTGTTTCAAGCACATCATCTGCCTCAGTTACTCTTGCACCTTGCCAAACATATGGACCAGAGCCATCAAGATTTTTTTCAAGCATATTTATAATTTCTTCACATAAATCTGAGGGAATAGCATTATTATATACATTAATACCAAGTGCTGGATTTGATACAGATATCTCCTGAAGAATTTTTCTATCTAAAATTCTGTTTTTGTCTGTTTCTGATCTATCTTTTGTTAGCCAACTGTTGAGTGTCATATTATTAATTATATCATACTGACTAACTTATAAAAAAAATGGCCCCCTATTTTATTAGGAGGCCATTAATTTTTACTTTAGAAGAAGCCCTTTCCTCCAGCAAATGAAGGTGGAAAGAATGGTCCAAAAGTTGGTCCGAATCCTGGTGGGAAGAATGGGAAGCTAGGACCAAATCCTGGAGGGAAAAATGGTCCGAATCCTGGTGGGAAGAATGGGAAGCTAGGACCAAATCCTGGAGGGAAAAATGGGAATGACGGTGGGAAAAATGGAGATTGAGTCGTCACGCTATTTGAGCTAGGAGAGTAAACACCAGCACCATTTGCGTTTTCAGCTCGAACCTGGTATGTTTGAGAAGTCCCACCCTCTTGAGTTACTGTTACAGAAGTAGAGGCTGTAGTTCCAGTCTTGCCGTCAGAGGATGTCCATCTATAAAGGGATATGGATTTGCCACCAGTTGCTGGTGCAGTCCAAGAAACTGTATCCTGTGCAACTCCAGCTGTTGCAGTTGGTGCAGACATTGTTGCAGGAACAGTTGTGGCTGTAACGGTTGTTGCTGAAGAAGCTGCTGATGTACCTGATGCATTAGTTGCAGTTACAGTAATTGAGTATTGAATAGCAGATGCAAGACCTGTTACAGTAATTGGAGAAGATGCTCCAGTTGCTGTCCTAGTTGTTTGACCAGAAGCAGTAGCTGTCACTGTATAAGAAGTGGCTGCTGGAGAATCACCAGGTAGAGAAAAGGTGACTGTAGCAGCACCATCATTAAATGATCTGCTAGTTCCGACATCAGTAGCCGATACACTTGTTGGTGCCTTTGGCTCTAGAAAGTCGTTTGATGCCTGTGACCTTCTACCAGGTCTTTTTCCTACTGCCATGTTCTATTTTCTCCTTAATATTAAG